TGGACGTACTTAGCTGACGTTAATCAAATGGTAGACCCTGTAGTAACAGCCGCGCGAACGTTGATTGTTCCTAACAGACCCCCAAATACAGCAGGGTTCGGAGTATGAGCTTACGAACACCTAATGGAATTGTAACTATAAACGGACAGCCCGTGATATGGAAATCTATATCTGTTACAAACAAAAACTTTTATTTTTCAGACACATTTGAAGTTATCATACCATTTTCTGCAAACCCGCAATTTGGGTTTGATTTTTGGGCAGACATTACAAGAGCTGAAATTGAAATATATATGGGCGTCCCTCCCCAGTTATTTGGCGTAACGTTAGGTGATTTAACAAAGGTTTTTTCCGGATTAGTTGACACTGTAGAGATTAACGCGCCTACGTTAGAAGTAACAATAACAGGGCGTGATTTTAGCTCATTATTTATTGATAAAAAGCAGACTGTTACGTACGTCAATCAAACTGCGTCTGATATAGCAACAGAACTAGCAATAAAAAATGGTCTTGATGCGGTTGTGCAGAAAACAGTTTCGCCGGTCGGAATATTTGATGACGACTATACGCAAATATCAAATGCAGTGACAGAATGGGATTTACTTACAGGCTTAGCGCAGCAAGAAAACTTTAACATGTTTGTTTTTAACAAAGAGCTTCATTTTGTTCCAAAACCGTCTGAAACAACAGACCCTTTTGTTGTAAATTATCAACTGCCTGCGTCTTTGTTTGATACACCAAGGAGTGATTTAGTAAGTATACAGCTAGGCCGGACGCTTACTTTAGCGCGTGATGTACGCGTACGTGTGCGGTCATTTGACGTTGATGAAGGTACTACGGTTATTGAATCTGCTACTTCAAAACACATTAAAAAAAGCATAGCTTCAACGAGGCAAAATTACGTTTTCAATATACCCAATTTAACGAGCAAGCAGGCAAGCGTAGCAGCCCAAAGAATTTTAAGGCAAATCACTCAGCACGAAATATTGCTTAATGTAAGCATGCCGGGTTCGATTGATATTGATAAAAATACTCCGATTTTAATACAGGGCACTTATTCTGACTTTGACCAAATCTATTATATAGATAGTTTGCATAGAACGCTTTCTCCAGAAAATGGCTTCACTATGGACATACAAGCTAAAAATCACGACACAAATACGCAGGTAGTTTTATGATTGATAAACTTTTAAATCTCATGAAGCTCCATTCGCAAATGGCGACTTCTGGCGTTGCGTACAGTCGATACGGGACTATTACAAATTACGACCCAGACAATTATAAAGTGCGCGTTATTATCGAACCTCAAGACACAGAAGACAGTACGAAATCAATTACTGGATGGCTGCCTTTAATGAGCGCATTTGTTGGCCCAGAATGGGGTATGTTTGCTCCACCAACTATTGGCGCAATTTGCGCAGTTCATTTTTCAGAAGGTTCTTTTTTATCTCCCTTTGTTTCTATGTTGGGATTTAATAATAAAAATAGGCCTCTTTCAGTTCAATCAGATGAGTTTTGGATTGTTCATAAAAGCGGAAGTTTTTTAAAGTTTACAAATGATGGGAATGTCTCAATATCATCTAGCCAAACAGTGAATATCACAGCAGAAACAGCTAACATTGACGCAGAAAACGTTAATTTGGGCGATACATCTGGCGCATTGGAGGCATTATTAAACGAGACAGCGCAGGCAGTTTATAACACGCATACGCACGCAGTAAGCGGAGCAGCAACACTAGTGCCCACTCAGTTGATGACAAGTACGTCCTTGACTGATAAAACGAGAGCGAACTAATGGAGTTATATCATTATTTTGGTGACGATTTAGTTTTAACGCCGAACGGTCAACTGAGAATGATTGACGGCGAGTTGCAAACGATTCAGCGGCTCTACAGGAGATTATTAACAAACCAAAAAGGGTACTTGTGGCATACGTCTTATGGAGCTGGTTTGCCGCAATATATTGGGCGCACTTTGACGCCTGCTCTGATAAAAGAAATAAAAGGCGTCATTATTAGAAACATGTATCAAGAATCTACTGTAGCACAGTCTCCGCCCCCTGAAATTTCTCTTAATCAATCTGGAAATATATTGTATTGCACGATAAACTATACGAGCAAAACAACCGGATTAATTTATACACTCTCATTTAATGTGACTGAATAATATGCCTATTAACTTTAAATCATTTCAAACATTAGTTAATGACCAAGTAACCGCGGTTCAAGGCGCGACAGCAACGCCTATCGATTTTAATGTTGGTACAAACGAGCTTGCTTTAGTTGAAGCAAATGCTGGTATGGGTGTTTTCTTGGAATATCTCGCAAACTCGATACTTGCGCTAGCTCGAGCAGCTACAAGCACAGGAGTAGACTTAGATTCTTGGATAGCTCAATTTCCAATGAAACCTAGGCTAGCAGGCGTTAAATCAAGCGGGAATGTGCAATTTTCAAGATTTACTGCCTCTTCGTCTGCGACTATCTCGGTTGGATCACTTGTAAAATCGACTGATTTTACTTTAAGTTTTGAAGTAACAGAAGATGATACAAACGTTTATTACAATTCATCTTTGCAAGCTTATGTTATTCCTGCATTAACTACACAAATACCTGTAAAAGTACAATGCTTAACAGCAGGCACAATTGGTAATGTTAGTCCGAATGTTATAACTGTTATAGCTAGCCCGATTTCTGGTGTTGATACTATCAATAATTTAGTAGCGTTCACAAGCGGCAAAAATTCTGAAACTGACGCTGAATTACGCGCTAGATTTATCTTGTATATAAATAGTTTAAGTCGCGCAGTATTGATAGCTTATGCTAATGCTATTAGTTCAATCCCAGAAATAATACGATATAACGTTGTCGAAAATAAAACGTATGCTGGAGCTGTTCAAGAAGGTTATGTTTATGTTGTAATCGATGACGGAACTGGTTCACCGCCATCAGATTTGATTGACAAAGCTTACGCAGCTATACAAACGGTTCGAGGCCTTGCAATACAAAATGACGTTTTTGGCCCAGACCCCCAAACAGTAAATATTATAATTGATTTAACTATATTGCCAGTTACCACAGAAGCAGTTATCACTGAACTTGTAACAGATGCGCTATCTAATTATATAAATAATCTAGCATTTAACGAAGTTTTACCTTATTCAAGAATTTTTGAAATAGTTTATGACGCGTCACCCTACATCATTAACGCAACAAATTTAACGTTAAATGGCGGAACTACTGACTTAAGCGGAACAGAAAATAGGATTTTTATAGCTGACACAATCACAGTAGGTTATTTATGATTGGCGATAAAAATAATTTTATTGAAAGATTAAAACAAGTTTTGCCGACAAATTGGTACGGTGAAATACCAGAAACAAAAGAAGGGAAAAATAATGATGTATTAGTGTCGTTATTGTCCGGTTTTGCTACGTTAGACAGCTTTATCTATAGTATAATGGAGTACGTAAAGGAACAAATGCGTATACAAACAGCTACTGATGATAATCTAGATTTGATTGCATGTGATTATTTTGGTGATTTTTTAATACGATTTCCAGGAACAAATGATACTGATTTTAGAAGACAGATATTAGCAACACTTCTGGAAGAAATGGCAACGCGCGAAGGAATGCGTAAAGCAATTTTTAATTTGACAGGGTATTACCCAATAATTTGGGAGCCATTTAATCCAGATGACACAGGCGCGTATAATGTGCCAAATTGGGGTTATAATACAGGAGGTGGATATGGAGGTCATATACCGTATAATTTTTGGATTACAGTATATGTTGACGGCTCAGTAATGGATTCATATGGCAGCTTAAACACGGAAACATGGGGCTATAATGGCATTGAATTAGGCGATAATGGAGCGTACGGAAACCCTTCGTTGTTATCGACAACATTAACGTACGAACAAGTTTTAGCAGTAATTAATAGAGTAAAAGTGGGTGGAACAGTCCCACATTTAACACTGGTGGTTTTATAATGGCAAATCGAAGAATAGTTTACACAAACGAAGTCCCATATGATTTAGATATTTTATGGAGCGAATTAAACTCATACCGAGCAATTGGCCAATTAATTGATACAGTTCTTGGAAATACAACAGAGTTAAACGGGTTTAATTGCATCCCTTCTACGCCTGCTGCTTTAACTGTTGACGTAGAGCCAGGCCAAATTTACAGCGAAGAAGAAACAGATACTTTAGCCTATGGAAACACTCCAACGGCAGGTATACCAATAGATGCTAGGCCGTTAATGAAGCAAGGCATGCTACTTGATGCTATTACTTTATCTACGCCTGCGCCTGCTACAATCGGTTTTTCAATAAAATATTTAATACAAATAGCGTTTCAAGAAGTTGACGACGATTTACAAAACAGGCCGTTTTATAATGCAGTAAGTCAAAATGTTGCGAATTCAAGAAGTGATTTGGCAGATGTAGTAGTAAAAGCTGGAATAGCAGCGACAACGGGAACCGAAGCTACGCCAACGCCAGACGCAGGGTTTACAGGTGCATGGGTTGTAACTGTTGCAAACGGACAAACAACGGTGACAAGCGGAGATATTGTTCGTTATTCAGGCGCACCGTTCATTTTAGAAAAATTAAAAGATAAAATTTCAGAAGCTACAGCAAACCAGCTTTATTCTAAATTTGAAACAGGCGATATTGAATGGTCGTATCGTTCAACAGCTTCGCCTAAAGCGGGCTGGGTGCCTATGATTGTTGGGAGCATTGGAAGTTCTGCGTCTGCCGCTTCAATTCGGGCAAACGATGATACAGAATCACTTTATACGTTGCTCTGGGATAGCGTTTCAAGTACCTACGCTCCTGTTTCGGGTGGTAAAGGTGCTAGCGCAGATGCAGATTTTGCAGCAAACAAAACGCTTACACTTCCGGAGGCACCGGGTAGAGCGTTAGGTATAGCAGGTGCTGGCGGCGGTTTAACTGCGCGATCTCTAGGCCAATTTGTGGGTCAGGAAAACCACACATTAATAGAAGCAGAGATGCCTAGTCATACACATACATTAAATAATGCGGCAAATTTAGTAGAAGCTTTTACGGGAGCAGGAGCTAGCCCAGACGGCCCTCCGGGAAATCAAGCTGTAACTGTAACAGCAAATGCAGCGGGCGGTGGTGGCGCACATAACAACATGCAGCCTACTTTGTTTCTTCACGCCTTTATTAAGTTATAAATATGAACGAAAATAATGAATTAGACAATCATGCACTATTATTACTTTATGTTTTCCCTGTTGTTGTTAATCCAGCAACTTTGGATTTTCTAGTAAATAATGATGATGATTTTTTAGTTAATAATGACAGTGATTTTTTGGTGGATAATTAAAATGGCAGATATTAAAAAACGTTATGATGAACAACCCGCATTAAGTCCTGCACTTATGGCTAGCGATATTTCGTGCGTAAGCCGTTCTCCATTTGGTTCTGGCGCACCTTTCCAAAAATATACACAAGCTCAGCTAGCTGAATTTATGCAGAATTATTTAACGTTTAGCACAGAATTAGCTATAGTGAATGTTTCAAAAGCCGGAAATGACTCTACAGCGGATGGTTCTTTACAGTTTCCATTTTTAACAATTAGAGCAGCTCAATTATCTATTTCAGATGCGAGCGCATCAAAAGTATATACTATTGTACCTCAACCCGGAACTTATATTGAAACAGGCCTGACGTTCATGCCATTTCAGTATATTTCTGCTTTAGTTCCGGAAACTGTAATAGTTAGTTTAACTAATGATATGGGCTGGGACCCGACATGGCTTTTGCAATCGCCTGTAGGTGGTCTGATTAATTTAAATTTTTCGGGTGCCGGTCGAGTAAGGCCAATAAACGCGCCAGCGGGATATACGCATAATGGTGTTTTAAATTTTTTAAACTGTGATATTCCTTATTTTAACATTAATTATGCTCGTGACATTGTAACGACAATAAATAATTGTAAAATGGCGTTTTATGAAACGAATAGAAGCGATATAAGCTTAATTAATTGCAGAATAGTAGACTCATTTATTCAGTCTGGAATAACGAGAGTAAATAATTGCGCATTTACTGGAACAGGGCTAATCACATCAACTTTAGGTTCAGATGATATTTATATTTATAATTCACAGATTGACGGAAGTTTTACAATAAGCGGCTCTGGAGTTAATCTTTATTGTGACGCACCTTCTTATCCTTCTAATTTAATTGTTGCAAACTCTGCTACTGTTAATCGATTAACAACTTCTGAAACTGTTTTAACTGATTACACACCAGTAAATTTTACTGCAACTGATAGTAGCGTAAGAGGAGCTATTGAAGGCATTGATAACGCAATAGAAAAGCCTCAAACAGTAATTCACTACACGCCACCAGAATTAGAGAACGCGCTTGTTTCTGGCGGAGGAACACTCACTTTATCGGAAGATAGCGATTTAAAATATTTAGATTGGGGTAATATTGCATTTGTTTCGATAAATGTAACAGTTCCTTTAGATCATGTTACCGGCTCGCCAATTTACGTAAGAATAAGTGCGTATACACTAGTAAGTTCTCCAGACGCAAATTTTTCTGTAGGACGCCTTATAAATAAAGATGGGTCATCAATTAGTCGTACAATTTTAACTGCATCTAGCATTCCAATGGATTTAACGTCCACAGACACATTAAAAGTTGTTTCTGGGTTAGTGCCAGATATTACGACTGTTGCGGCAGGTGATGTTCTCACAATTTTAGTAGGTAGAGATTATGTATTTGCAACTAATCCGCGCGTACTTAGCATAGAGATAATTTTTTAATTTTAAAGAAGGTTTAAATGATTGTAACGACTATACATAATTGCAAAAAAGAAAATAATATTTTAAATTATACGCCAGCTCAACTTCACAATGCGCCGCATTCATTGCCGTCGTTAAAATGGGATGGTCAAATTCAATATTTAGAATTTCATAATACTCATCAAATTAATTTATCGGTTAAAGTTCCTAATGATTTAAAAATAGGAACTGTTCTTGTAATAATCGAATATTACGCAAAAGAAAAAATACAAAATGTAAAATGGAATTTAAGCTACATGATTAATAGAATCGGTAAAAGAATTGTTAATAATGCACAATATATTATGTCTGCAAGAGATCAAGTTTTACAAGAAAACACTCCTAGCATAGTATCGTTTGATATACAAGACTTGCTAGCTGAATCATTCACTGATACTTTAACATTAATTTTATCTAGAGATTTTGTTAATAATGTTAACCCAAGATTATTGAGTTTATCAGTAATATTTCCAACAATTTAAATTAACTTAGGAGCATTAAAATGCCTTTTAACATCGAAAAATTTTCACTTGACCGCGCTTCTTTAGCGTCTTTTAAATCTCTTAATTCTATAACTGCAAACGGCTCTCTTGCTGTTCATCGATACGAGACAGAAGAAGATAGCTTAGCTGATATTGGCGCGTCAGGTTATTTTAATGAATTGCTTACTGCATATCCAGACGTTATTCTTAGAAAAGATTTGATAGCATGCTCTGGAAGTGATGAGGCGGGCTTTTTAGTTATCAATGCTATAAGTCCCAATATCACAACTGTAAATATCTCTTCTGCTTTACCGCCTGGCTCAGTTGATAATGGAGACATTGCAGACCAAGCAATAGATAATCGAACTGTAGAAAACAACAGTATTGACGCTGGCGAAAAGCTTTTAGATAATAGTATTCCAACCAGTAAAATTGAAAATTCAGCAATAACAAACGACAAAGTAGAAAACGGGACGCTTACTAACGAAAAGCTTTTAACTGGAACGATTTTGCAGAATAAATTAGATGCGCTTATTCAAACAAAAATAAATTTAATCAAAAGAATTGGAATATTCGAAGGTGTCCCCAGTGGCGGAGTAGTGCCTATCACTAGCGTACTTCCAACAAATAGAGTTGTTGTTTGGACTACAGATTATGGAACAGCGACAGCATACAATTATTCAATTACTGTTGGCACTAATGAAGTAACGTTAGTACCCGAAACGGGTGCTTTTAATAGCTCAACAAATGTTGCATATATCGTGTTCGAGGGTGATTTTCCTGCGCCATAAAATTAAAGTAACAAGCTTAGCTCGTTTATGAGCTAAGCTTTTTCAAGAGTATTTAGTATGAACTTAAGAAAACTATTAATTTATGATGAAGGTTTACGATTAAAGCCGTATCTGTGTACGTCTAATAAGCTTACGATTGGAGTTGGTCGAAACTTAGAAGATAATGGAATCTCGAAAACGGAGGCTATGATAATGCTTGATAATGACATCCTTTATTTGAATGAAAAATTTGCTGAATTCGATTGGTTTTTAAGATTAGATGAAGTTAGGCGAGCAGTCATAATCAGCATGGGATTTAATCTTGGTTTTAAAGGATTTATGAGTTTTAAAAATCTTATAAAAGCTTTAAAAAATAATGATTACGAGCTAGCAGTTGTTGAAATGTTAAATAGCAAATGGGCTAATCAAGTAAAAAATAGGGCTGTAAGACTAGCAAAAATGATGGAAACTGGTCATTGGCCAACTGATATCTATTAAAGATTGCTTGATTTGATTATTGCATTTTAGTCTAAATTGATTAAAAATCAATATTAATCAATGACTTATTTCTTGATTGGCTCTTGATTTGTTGTTTATAATTTGTTCTACGTGAAACATGGGAGTTATATGAGCTTTGATCCAATTTCAGCTTTATTTAATTTGGGCTCAAATATAATTGACAAGATTTTTCCTGATCCTGTCGACAGAGATAAAGCTAAATTTGAATTAGTTAGATTGCAACAAGACGGGCAATTAAAAGAATTAGAGTCTCGAATGTCTGCAATTATTCAAGAAGCAAAAAGCTCTGACCCTTGGACGTCTCGCGCTCGCCCAAGTTTTTTGTATGTCATGTACATTATGATTTTATCGTGCATCCCTATAGGCATCTTATATGCGTTTAATCCGGCTATTGCACATAACATAGCGACAGGTATGCAGGGATGGTTAAAAGCAATTCCAGAGCCGCTGTATGCTTTATTTGGAGCAGGTTATCTTGGTTATTCTGCATCTAGAAGTTACGATAAGAAAAATAAAAATGGACATTGAAAACTACCAAAAGCTTTATGATAAAACGTTTAATATTGAAATAGAAATTGCTGTACTTAAGAATGAATACGGCCATTTTCATGACACATTAAGTGAAATATTAGAATCAGTAAAAAAAACTGAGTCTCTAATATTAAAAGTCGAGTCGCTCGAAAAAAAAGTAGAGCAACTCGAGGTGTTAATACACGAAAAAACCGACTACAAAGCTAAATTAAATAAATTTGCGCTTTCTACTCGTCATTGGATAGGGTTAATAACTTTTTTAGCTGTAGCTGCTGGATATGTCATGGAAATACTTTACAAGCTGCCGCCACCGCCAAAATAATCATTCGCTTTTACATACCCTTACTTTTGTCAAAAGCGTGGAACTCATTTG